GAAGTGGCATTATCTAAGGCTTTAGCAAGAAAGATAGCAAGACCGGCATCTGAAGGTGGATTAGGATTTAATCCTACAATTAGAAATACTATTGGTATCATATGTGCAAACGCAGATGCGTTTTTAAGATTGATGGATGATACTCACACCCGTGCATATGAACAGAGAGCCAACCCAATTAGGTTAACATCAATTATTGACCCAGAAAAGAATTTTGGTACAGATGCTAAAGATTCTTTACAGAAAGTAACGGTTGATGGTAAATTAAGTGAGGATAATATTGTTTATCCGTGGCCACAATATTTTGAAACAGAAATAGACAAAAATGGTAATAGTAGTTATGTTGTAAAATATCCAGGTGACCCACAATCGGCATCAAGAACTAAAAGTTATTTAAATGATGTTTGGCCTGAAGTTCAATTTGTGGAGGAGTACTTAAAAGGTACGGTAGAAAAAGACATACAAGAAAGTCCAACAGGGTTATCCAATCCTGAAGAGGAAATTGAATATTTGAGTGTTAATCCGGTAGAGTTTCCAAATAGAGTACAACCATATCAAGATTTAACTGAAACAAATTTTTTATATGAAATTTTAGAAAGGGCGATATTAGTTTCTGACTATACTAATACGAATATAGATGGAAGTGATGACTATGAAATATTTGGGGTGTTTGGTGATTTTGAATATCATAATATTTCTGAATCTGTAAAAAGAAGTATTTCACTAACAATGAAATTAAAAAACTTTGCATTTACCTATGATACTTTTTTATCGGAATTGAGAGCACAATCGTTAAGTGGTGAGGGTGAACTGTGGACAAAATATTCTGAGGGTGAATTTGTAACACCATATATTAAAGACTATATAAATAATCCTAACAAAATTTATGATATTACAGTATTTGATAATTCCCCACAAGTAACAAATGGGCCGTCATCTACTAAAAATATGACAGAATATCTTCAATCAACAAAATCAAATAATGGAACATATTTTAGTACATATCCATTTTACACCCTTTGGATAGGAGAAAATTTAGCAAACGTCTCTAAAACTCCTGATTATTTTAATACCACTAAAACATTAGTTTTTAATGATGAGAAAAAAGTTATATCTAACTTTCAAAAAAATGATGAAGAATATGCAAAAACATTGTTTACATCAACATATTGGAGAGGTAATACAGGTGACGGTTCAACATCAGGTATTCTAAATTTTAGCAATTTTGCAGACGGAGGAGCAACGAGTGTTGGATTAACTAACGTAACTAGAGAGGGTGCCAAGAAATTTTATGAAGATAAGAATTATGAAAATCTTTGGATTACCGAATCTTTTATTAATTACGGTAATGAGTATGGAACTTCAGGTATAACAAAAACACAAACAACTTCTCTACTTAATACCCCATATTTTGCAAATGCAATTAGTGATGGTGTAACATCATTAAAAAATGGTGATGACAGTCCATTTAAGTCATTAGGGTATTTACTTGTTAATTCACTACCGTTAGCAACATTAAGAGAAAAATTTAAAGCTTTTGATGATGATGATGTTGAGACTGAGTTAGATTATGTAGCTGCGGTAATGACTAAATTTTCTGCAATACATAAAGTACCATACGCTTGGATATTAAAATATGGCTCTATTTGGAATCGTTATAAAACATATGTTGATACGGGTGTTGATATTTTAGATAATGTTTGGAAGGATTATGACTATGCAGATGGATATGACCCTACTAGTGGTTCATCACTTACAACATATGAAATAAAAAATTATACAGGGGGAACTGCTAATGTAACACAACAATTTAATAATCAGTTTCTTGGTCCACCAGTACAAGACCAATCAGTTATGAATGTTGGGTTATATCCTAAATTGGTAAACGATACTTATTATTTTTTTACTGGTTCTGACTTAATAAAAGGATACACACCAACAGATTGGGCAAATGCGTATGATAATAAATTAAATATTGGTAAGTTAAATACGGCACAAATAACCTTTAATGATGGGTTTGATAATGATAATCCATATAGGTCATTATATCTAAATAATTATTTTCAGTATGTTCAGTTAGATGGTAAAAGTGAAATTGAAGGTACGGCAATTAAAGATAAAGATTATTTATTATTTCCATCTTGTGGATTTTTACCATTTAACCAAACAAAATTTGAATGTACTGATTCGAGTAATAAATTAACAAAAGAAATTACAGGTAATACTTCAGTATATAATGGAACTGTAAGGTCACTATGGTTATCACCACAATATGGATATTTTGATAACAGTCTTATAACAAAGCCAACACCTTCACAATATTTAAAACAAATATTTTCAGGAGAGAGTAAACAGAATTCGTTTAGTCTTGAAAGTGATGTACAATACTCAAGTATTGAAGAACTATTTGCTGTATTTGATAAAGATACATTAGATAAATTTGAATTAGAATTTTTAAATTTCTGTAAAAGTTCTGAAGATGGTATACCACTTTTAGATGGTGAATCAAGAAACTCTACTGAGTTTAGTGTGGAAAACGCGACAAACAGAAGGTATCGTAACATACAATATGTTTTGGCTGATATTATGAGTATTGCTGGTGATTTTACTAAAACAACAAATACGGATAAAGATAGTTTTAAGTTGGCATCATTACAAATGGATGGTGCGGTTACATCAATAAAAGACTTTTTAAATTATGATGTAATTTTAAAATTAGGTAATGTTGGTAATTTTGACAGAAGAGTTTTTGGTTCTTTTGTTACACCAAAAAAAGTTACAAATCCTATTAATTTTGAAAATTATGTTTCAGGTACATTACCTGGTGACGGTACAGGTGTGTCTCTTACTGATAGTAAATTAGCATATCCTGATGAATGGAAAACTTTAGAAACATATGTGGGATTTTCAAGTATAAGTGGATTTACATATACAGATAATGGTTCATATATAACAGACTTTTTTATTACTAATAATATTGAATTTAGTACTGCAAACATTCAAAGTATGGTACAATTAATAAAACTCTTTGCCACATGGAAATATTTCAATAGAGGGGTTCTTGATTCATCATCTTTTAATGATACCATAAATAATATATTAAATGTGCAAGAGTCCTATAGAAAAAAAATAATGAATGATACCTTTAGTCAGTTAAGGAATAAATTACCAAACTATAGTGAATCCCAAAGTAATAGTGCGTTAAGTGTTGTTGATGGTGAACAACCAAAATTAGAGGTTTATACAACATTAAAAAATTTAAATGACAAATGGATTGCAGGTGGTAACTTTAAAACTAGAACCTTATTTGAAGACTTTTTATTTTTAGATAGGGCTAATAGAGATATTGGTGACAGTTTTACAATTGATGTTTTATCACTTAAAGGATACCTAAAAGGTAAAGTTTCAAGTTTTTCATTGATGAGTTTGATAGGATATATTTTATCACAAAATAATTTTATTTTTATGGCATTACCGTCATATATTAATTTTTATGGTATACAAGAAGCATCCAAAGATGGTACACCAACATTAAATCCTGATATTGCCAATTCAGCATTTGGTACACATTTAACGGTGGATTACCAAGATTCACGACCAAAATTCTTATGTTTATATGTGGGAAAACCTTCGGAGCATTTGGACATGAAAGAAAATAAAACATCAAGATTTAGAAACGATACTTTTGATTTAAGAAGAAGTAGTAACAATCCGCTTATTGAAAACCAAGCCGACAAAACAGATTGGAGCAAATCAAATAAAGTTGTTGGATTTAATTTGGATTTTGGTATTAGGAATCAAAGTATGTTTAAGTCAATCAGTCTTGACCAAAACCAATTTAAAAATACATCGGAAACTTTCCAAGTGTTAAGTGACATGGCAAACCAAGCTTCGGGCGATAAGGTTGCTCAACAAACCGCATCACTATATAATGTCTATAGAACTAGAAGTTATACTTGTTCGGTTTCATCTATGGGTAATATGATGATACAACCAACAATGTATTTTAACTTAAGACATGTTCCGATGTTCTACGGTCCTTATTTTATTACCAATGTTAATCACGATATTAGTCAAAATGGTTTTGAGACCAGTTTTGAAGGAATACGACAACCAATATTTGCATTCCCATCAATTGATAAGTTGGTAATGAGTGTAAATAAGAACTTACTAAAAAAATATGAACAAGTATACCGTAAAAGAGCATCACAAGCTGCAACTCAAATTGTTACAAACTCAGTAACCGCGACAACTATAACACCTTCAGTTTATACACCGTCAACGAGTACAGATTGTAATTCACTAACTAAATTCCCGTCATTAGATTTTGTTGATTTTGTAAACACTAACATATCTATAAACGATGTTATTAGTGAGTTGAATAATCTTTCGTATAATGGAAAAATTAAAAGATTTGCTTTTGGTGTTATGTCTATAGCGAATGATGGTCCAGGTAGTTTTGATTGTCCTAATAATAATTTATTTGGTAGCGGGTCTTGGGATGAAACATATAATAATTTAACAGGATTTACAAATGGTCAGGTTTGTATTAATAATTCTGGTTATGAATATCCTATATTTAGTTTTGAAAATAAAGATGATTCTATTAAGTTTTTTATTGAATCATATAGAGAGTATGTAACAATAATAGATAAATTATTAGAACTTAATAATAGTATTGCAAATTACAACGAAAGACTTGCAACTGCATTAACATACCTATATTTTTCAACTTTTTTATATCCTTACGGTAAGACACCACCAAATAATACGGGTGACAAAATAAAAATAGAAACCGACAGATTAATTACCAATGAAACCATAACTCAAGGTAATTTCGATACAGTTAAACAAAAAATGTTAAATGCTTGTGAAAGGATACTATGTCCTGAGTGTAGATAATAAAAAAATTGTTATAATTAGAATAATTGCATTTTTCATATATTTATTAATAAAAAAGGTTATGAACATAAAAAATCTATTGGATAGTTACCTTATGAAAGATACTAGAATCACAGAAAGAGAGGCTGGTAATGGGTATAAGGAAGTTTGTGATTTAGACACGGGTGACTGTTATACTGTTAGAATGAAAGACGGTTTAATTGAAAGAGTGGATAACACCATGAAATTAAACAGAACTTTAAAAGTTGAAACGCCAACGGGAACAAAAACCCTGTTAAATGGTTAATAAAATAATATTATGAGTATTGATAAAAAAATATTAAAAGAGATTCAGAAATATAATACTATTAACAAGTATATTTCAGAACAATTAGGTGCTGAAACACCTGAAACAGATGCTGCAGCACCAACAGATACAGCACTTCCAGCTGATGGTGCGGCAACAACAGATGCTGGTGTTGACGCTATACCTGAACCTGTAGATATTGCTAATGACCCAGACGTTGAGGTTGTAGATGATACTGAAGGTGATGTTGCAACAGACGTAACAAGTACAGAACCAACGGAAGAAGGTGGAACAGAAGAGTTAGATATAACTGATTTAGTTACATCACAAAAAGATATACAATCTAAACAAGATGAATACATGAATACTATGTTTTCAAAATTAGGTGATTTAGAAGAGAAGCTTTCAGCAATGGATGCAATTTTTAATAAAATTAATGATATTGAAAACAAAATCGAAAAGTATCGTGAAAAAACTCCTGAAGAGAAATTATCTTTGAGAAGTTTAGATAGTTACCCATATAATCAAAAGTTGAGTGATTTTTTCATGGACAAACAAGATGAGTTTGAAAAAACGGGTAAAAATGAGTATATTCTAACAAGTGATGAAGTTGAAAATTTCTCACCAAATGAGATTAAAAATACTTTTAATAAATTTGAACAAGACAATAACAATTTTTAATTTTTTAAAAAAATATTTTTTCACAAAAGACCACTTCGGTGGTCTTTTTTTATTTGAATGAGTTTGACTTATTTAGTGTTTTGATTATTATTGATTACAAGATAAAAGAGATAAACCTTTAATTAAAACAACAAAAAAATGAGTAATTCTAGTTTAGATGCGGTTCTAGCTCAATACGAGAAGAACACAACTTCCACAACAAGTGGAACAGGAATGTCGCAAGACGAAAGAATGAAGAAGTATTTTACTACTATTCTTCAGAAAAATGAAAAAACGGGACAAAGAAGAGTTCGTATTCTCCCAACATCTGACGGTTCATCACCATTCAAAGAAGTATGGTATCATGAACTACAAGTAAACGGACAATGGGTTAAGTTATATGACCCAGGAAAAAATGACGGTGAGCGCTCACCTTTAAATGAAGTTTACGAAGAGTTGATTTCAACAGGAAAGGCTTCAGATAAAGAATTGGCTCGTCAATACCGTTCACGTAAATTCTACATTGTTAAGGTTGTTGACCGTGACAGAGAAGAAGACGGAGTTAAATTTTGGAGATTTAAAGATAATTACAAACAAGAAGGTATTTTGGATAAAATCATTCCTATTTGGAAACAAAAGGGTGATGTTACCGACGCTGAAAAAGGTCGTGATTTGATTATTGAATTGACAAAAGCTAAGACTCCTGCAGGTAAAGAATACACAATCACACAAACAATTATGTATGATGACCCATCACCACTTCATGATGATTCTTCAACTATGAAAGAATGGATGGAAGATGAATTGACTTGGGCTGATGTATATTCTAAAAAACCTGTTGAATACCTTGAGGCAATCGCTCGTGGTGAGACTCCTGTATGGGATTCTGAATTGAAAAAATATGTTTATGGTGATGACTATGAGATGACTATGGGTGGTAGTTCTTCTCCTAAGGCAGACCCACAAGCAAGTATGGATGTTGACGAAGACCTTCCATTCTAAAAACTAATCTGATGGTGCAGGCTTTGTCTGCACCATCTTTTATAATTTAAAAGAATATGGCAATCAAGAAAAAAGATTTCGGTAGTATTAAAAAGAAGTTCTCAACTTCTGCTAAATTTAAACCACAAAGGTTCTTTGATTTAGGTCAAGATTTTTTGGATGCGGTTGGAGTACCTGGTCCTGCTATGGGTCATTTAAATATGTTCTTGGGTCATTCAGATACTGGAAAAACAACAGCGTTAGTTAAAGCGGCGGTTGATGCTCAGAAAAAAGAAATTTTACCTGTCTTTATTATTACAGAACAAAAATGGTCTTTTGACCACGCAAAACTTATGGGTTTTGAATGTGAAGAAGTGGTTGATACAGAAACGGGAGAACTTGATTGGGATGGATTTTTCTTGTTCAA